TTATGCAGAAGCAAGGCGTAAAGTGGAAGCAAGGCGACCTTTTACCTGACTTTTAAGATCGTCAATAGTGCCTTCATTATAGATGTTAAAATCAAAATGTGCATTAGCCCAACGCCATTCGCTAGGATGAACATCTTTAGGTTCTAATCCTAAGTCTTGATACTGTCTAAACCATAAAGGATCAGGACCTCGTTTTACACACCATACTTTGCCACCCATACTTTTTATAACCTCTACCTCATTTTCAAAGCGAACATCTGGAATAACAAAATTGTTGTCTGGATTATCAATGATTTTCTTCTTTACAAAACTTACCCATACGCCGTCATAAAATCCGTTACGCATACAATCTGTGCCAAATTCTTGTAATACTAATCTAGGTGTTATAGAACGTCCAGTTTCAGCTGTCCAAAACTTATCTTCTTGCTCTCTCCAAAATCTACTATCAGGAGTTTCGCCTTCAAGCATATCTCGTGGCCAATCAAAGAGTATGCTTACTGAATCTTTTAATTTATCTGCAAATGATATTTTTTCGAATTTATGTTCTTCAACAAGTACATCTGCTACTGTACCTTTACCTGAGCCAATTAAGCCACAAATTCCAATTATCAAGTTAATCTCCTAAGTTATAACGTATAGTATACTTTATAATTTAGCAGTTGTCAAGTGTTTTTTAACCAATTGTGAAGCCGTATCCAACGCCGCCAGCAACAGCAAGTGCTACTTCTGATTCTAGTTTTTCCATTTCAGCTTGTGCTTCAGCTTTTAGGGCATCTCCGTTAAGAGTTGAACCACCTTGTGGGCCAGCAATAGTAGCAAATTTACTACGTGCTTCGCCTAGTATATACTTACATTTTGCAAGGGTATAATCTTTTATCCATTGCACAGCCATATAGTCATCTAATAGTTCAAAATCTGGTCTGTGATTATAACAGTAAAGTAAAATTTCTTCTTCAGCTCTTGGACGTTGTAATATTGTTAATTTTTTAGTTGCCCTATTCCATTTAAATTCAATAAAACTACCAAACATTCTACCAACTAATTCTTGGTATCCAGCAAACGCATTATAAGTTGCTAATCCGCCCATATTTGAACTTGCTAATAGGTATGTATTTGTGTATGCTAAGTTGAAAGGCTCAAATAATGTTCCGCCGTCTCCGCCGCCTGTACGTGAGCCTATTGATCTACGAAATATTTTACGCACTTCCATTACTTCTGAAGGAAGTGTATAATCGTTTTGGTCAATTACTGTAGGTAAAAAGATATAAGATTCTTCAACACTATTTTCACTACGCTGTCTAAATTTAGTTAATGCTGTATTTAAAGCACTTTCATAGTGTTCAGGATCAAGTTCAACGTCAATCATTCCGCCGCCAAGGCTTAATTCGACATACTTGTAAACTTCTTGTTTTTTAGTGTTTATGTTTGTTGCCATATATCTTCTCCGTATAATGTATTTATGCGAACGATAAATACTATTGTTATGCCGAGACTTAGTTTATACAAACCCGAACGAGGGCTAGATTATACGTTTTTAGACAAGCAGATCACTGAGATGTTTACAATCGGTGGGACTGATGTTTTTGTCCACAAATATCTAGGCCCTAAAAATCCTACAGAAGCAGAAGCGACAGCTGATCAGCCTGCTTATAATGCAGTATCAGAAACAAATATTCAAGATATGTTGTTTATGGAAAATAGAGATCGCAAGTACGATCCAGACATTTATACAATGCGTGGGATTTACAGTGTGTCAGATGTAGACTTTGATATGAGTCAATTTGGCTTATTCTTACAAAATGATATAATTTTTATGACTATTCCTATTAATTATAGTGTAAAAACATTAGGGCGTAAAATTATGTCAGGTGATGTAATTGAGCTTCCGCATCTAAAAGATGATAATGCACTTAATGATTATAGTGTTGCACTAAAAAGGTTTTATGTAGTTGAAGATGTCAACAGAGCAAGCGAAGGTTTTTCTCAAACTTGGTATCCACATTTGTATAGAATAAAAATGAAGCAAATTGTAGACAGTCAAGAGTTTAAAGAAATACTTGATTTACCTGCACAAGAAGGAAGTTCACAAACATTACGTGATGTACTTAGTACATACGAAACTGAAATGCAAGTCAATAATGCTGTTATTGCACAAGCAGAAGCTGATGCTCCTAAAGCAGGATATGATACAAGCCATTTATATACATTACAAGTTGATGATAGAGGTGTACCAGAACTAGTTACAACAGATAGCAGTGAACTTGATGCTAGTACACAAAATGAATTAGCAGATAGAGTAAATCAAACACCAGAACGTGAAGGTTATCAAGGTTATATAATAGGTGACGGTTTAGCACCGAATGGTGAAGCGTTCGGAAGTGGTATTAGTTTTCCTCTAAGTCAAATAGAAGGCGATTATTTTTTAAGGGTTGATATGTTTCCAAATAGACTATTTAGATATGATGGACGTAGATGGGTAAAAATGGAAGATAATGTAAGAATGACATTGTCAAATACTGATACTAAAAATACACAACGTACAGGATTTATAAACAATACAAATGAAGCTACTATTGGTGGAGAAACTGTGAAAGAAAGACAAGGTTTGAGTCAAGCAATAAAAGCCAAGGCAGATAATTAATGCAACATTTTTATGACGGACAAATTAGAAGATATATTACACAGTTAATTAGACTGTTTAGTAACTTTTCGTATAAAGACGGAGATGGCAAAGTAGTTCAAGTACCTGTTATGTACGGTGACATTACTAGACAAGTTGGTCATATTTTAAGAGATAATTCAGAAAACAAAATTCCAAGTGCACCTCGTATGTCAGTTTATGTTACTGGCTTAGAACAAGATAGAACACGTACTAGTGACAGTTCTTTTACAAGCAAAGTCCACATTAGAGAACGTGCATATGACAATAATAATAAAGAATACTTGAATACACAAGGTAAAAATTACACTGTAGAACGTGTGATGCCTAGTCCATATACACTTCAAGTTAATGTAGACATTTGGTCGACTAACACAGATCAAAAATTACAAATTATGGAGCAACTATTAATGTTGTTTAATCCTAGTTTAGAAATACAAACTACAGATAACTACGTTGATTGGAGTAGTTTAACTGTTGTAGAATTAACAAGTATGAATTTTAGTTCAAGAGCAATCCCTATAGGAACTGAAAGTGAAATAGATGTAGCTCAGTTAAGTTTTAGTACACCAATATACATTAACCTTCCTGCAAAAGTTAAAAAACTTGGAGTCATTACAAGTGTTGTGATGAGTATATTCGATGAAAGTGCAGGCACAATTAATTTAGGTACTAGTATTCCTGAATTAAAAGCATATAGTGATAGTCCAGCTGACTTACCAGCTATGAATAAAACAACAAATAGGACTCAACGTGACGGGTTAACTATAGGTGTAACAACTTATAAAGATTATGATTTAGTTGTAATGAACAATATGGCACAATTAATAGATAGAGGACTAGCAGGAACTGTGCAATGGACTAAATTAATTGAAGCACTTCCAGGTCAATATCGTGCAGGATTATCTCAAATACAATTACAAAGAGTAACACTGCCCGGTGAACCAGGAGGTATGAGTGTAAATGGTAGCATAACTGTAAACACATTAGATGAAACTCAGCTTGTAATTAATTGGGATGAAGATACTATTCCAACAAACACAAATTTAAATTCTCCTGCAGGCAGAAACAATACTGGATCAATTGACTTTATAATTGATCCTGGAACATACAATCCTACTACTGCAAAAGCCGCAGGACTAAGATTATTACTATTAGGTGCTATAAACACTAGTTCTAATGTAGGGTCTGCAGGTTACGATGGACCAGATGCATGGAAAAATGCAGATAATTCAGACTTTGTAGCAGGCGAAAATGATATTGTTGAATGGGATGGTACAGCTTGGCATATTGTATTTGACGCTAGTGCTGACCCAGGTACAACAACAAAATACATAACTAACTTAAACACTGGTGTACAGTATAGATGGACTGGCACAGAGTGGATACTTTCATTCGAAGGCGAATACCGAAAAGGAACCTGGCGCCTGTCACTTTAAAATAAGTACTTGCATGAAGCAAGAGATTATTTGTAGTGGTGCATTGTTTTACTCACTAAAAACAAAACGTTTTTTATTATTACATCGTGCCCAAAGTAAACAAAAGAATGTATGGGGTTTAGTAGGAGGCACTAATGGTAAAAACGAGTCTCCTTGGCCAGCATTGCAACGAGAGATACAAGAAGAAATTGGTGATATTCCTAATATTCTAAAGACTATTCCATTAGAAACTTTTATTAGTACAGACGAAAAGTTTAGTTTTCATACATATCTTTGTATTGTAAATGATGAATTTTTACCTAAACTAAATGGAGAACACGATGGTTATGCTTGGGTAAGTTATGGAAAATGGCCAAAGCCTATACATATGGGATTACGTAATACATTACAAAGTAAAACTAATCAAACAAAGTTTGAAACTGTTTTTAGCCTTATAGATTTTTTAGAACAGGATAAGAAATGAAGCAATTAAAGAATATTACCATTGTAGGCGGAGGCTCAGCGGCCTGGTTAGCGGCAACATATATTCAAAATAATATGTGGGATATTCCTGTAACAGTAATTGATAAAGAAGTAGGTAATCCTATTGGAGTAGGAGAAGCTACAGTACTTACATTTCCTCATTTTTTAAGACAATGTGGTTTAAATTTAACACAATGGTTTAAAGAAGTTGATGGTACATATAAGGCAGGCATTGACTTTCCTGGGTGGCGTAACCCAGACGAAAGCGTTTGGCATCCTTTCTATTTAAATAGAAGCTACTTTGAAAAAGCATGTACACAATACGATGTATGGGCTCATAATAAACAAGAAACAAGTTTCAAAAAGTATGCATTACCGACATTTGAAACAACTATGAATAGCAAATTAGATATGTGGGGAGCATTTGAAACACTAGCATATCACATTGATGCAGGCAAATTGACACAAGCATTACAAAAACACTGCGGGCAAAATGTAAATGTAATTAAGAGTGAAGTTATAGATGTACAACGTGACGAACAAGGAAATATTGAGAGCTTAGGACTTAAAAACGGACAAAAACATTATTCAGATTTTTACATAGATTGCACAGGCTTTGCTTCTATACTAAAAAAAGCTAAACGTGTTGAGTTATTAGGCAATGGTAGACTGTTTACAAATACTGCTGTTGCGGGACATGTCCCTTATGAAAACTTTGAAAAAGAATGTGTTCCATATGTAAGTTGCCCTGCTGTAGATCACGGTTGGATTTGGAAGATTCCAACACAATCACGTTTTGGTAGCGGAATGGTTTTCAACAAAGATATTACAGATATTGAAACAGCAAAACAATTCTTTTGCGATCATTGGCAAGGAAGAATCAAACCTGAAGACTTAAAAGTTATTGATTGGGTTCCTTATTACAGTGAAAATTTTTGGGAAAATAATGTTGTATCGTTAGGATTAAGTGGCGGATTTATTGAACCGTTAGAGTCCACTGGGCTTGCTAGTATGACAACAGGTGTACAAAAACTTGCACAACGGATACCACAATACGCATATAGTCAAAGAGATATTGATGCATATAATCAGGAAATGTCTTATTGGTACGAAGATGCAGTTGACTTTATCAATAGTCATTATGCAGATACAAAATGGGACACACCTTTTTGGAATTTTGTCAAAGAAACACATGTTAAGTCTGACAAACATCTATATTATGAACGTTGGTTAAAGGATCCTAACAAAAAGTTTTACTCTAATGTTGACTCTACAACACTATTTCATTCGCCTAATTGGCAACTATGGTTAATACAAATGGGCTATCCTGTTAATAAAGACTTGAACTATATAGATCCAAGAGAATTAGACCATATTATGCAGAATTTTCTTATTGCAGAGCAAATGCGTATGCTTTCAAGTATAAGCCATATAGATGCTATACAAAGTACAAACATTGGTACTGACTGGTACCAAAGGTATGCATCACGCGGTGATGGAGGACAACTGGTATGAAAATAGTTGTTGTTGGAGGTGGTACAGCAGGTTGGTTAGCCGCACTCATGATAAGCAAAATTAGACCAGAACATACAGTAACTTGCATTGAAAGTAGTAAGATTGGTATTATCGGAGCAGGTGAAGGAAGCACAGGTTCGTTAACTAACATTGTACAAAATGAAATGTTTGACTTTGGTTGTAATGAACAAGACTTTATTAAAGAGTGTGATGCTACAATTAAATTAGGTATAAAACATATAGGTTGGAACGAAGATCCTAGCAAGTTTTATTATGGTCCAATAGACGGTTCGCCTACAAGTAATGACCGTTGTGATATTGTTTTTCAACACGCATTAGGGTATAGAGATCAAGAATTACTACACCTGGCTACCGAATTAGGATATAAAATACATCATAACAAAAATAGTTTTGTGCAAGTAAATGGTAATCATGCATATCACTTTGATGCACACAAAGTTGGACAGTATTTTAAGAAAATTTGTAATACAGTTACTCATATCGACAGTGAAGTTGAGCATGTACAGCTTGATAGCGAATCAGGTTTTGTATCTTCAGTGAAGTTGAGTAACGGAGAGACGGTCCAGGGAGACATGTTTATAGATGCTAGTGGCTTCAATCAAGTGCTTATGAAAGCAGTAGGAGGTAAATGGAAAAGTTACAAAGAAAATTTACCTGTCAATGGAGCATTACCGTTTTTACTACCATATGAAGATGATGAGGTTATACAGCCTGTAACTAATGCTTGGGCACAGAATAACGGTTGGTGTTGGCAAATACCTACAAAGAATAGACGTGGTTGTGGCTATGTATTCAGTGATGAATTTGTTACGCCTGATCAAGCACATGCTGAATTAGAACAAACAATAGGACGCAAAGTTGAGCCAATTAGACATATAAAATTTGATAGTGGTAGACAAGAGACACTTTGGATTAAAAATGTTTTATCAATAGGCTTGTGTGCGGCTTTTGCTGAACCATTAGAAGCAACAAGTATACATACAACAATTATGCAACTTAAACATTTTGTATATGCTTGCCTAGGAAAAGCTCAAGATGATACTTGTAATATTGGAACTGTAGATGATTACAACAAAAAGAATGCTCATTTATACGATACAATGAAAGACTTTTTGGTAGCTCATTATACATGTGGCCGCAAAGATACAGAATTTTGGAAATATATTAACAGTGGTGCAACTACTACTGACTTTGTACAGTCGATGCACGAAGTTTGTAAACACAGAGTACCTAATGCAACATTATTTCCTAGACAAGAAGGAAGTGCGGGCTGGCCATTATGGAGTTACGTACTAGCAGGTACTGGAGCATTGACATCACAGGTCGCTGAAAAAGAAGTAAAATTTAATGATGATGAAATTGTTGGTGACAGTGCATACACATATCATGTTACAGACTTTGATAATATGAGTAAAGATTTACCGGACAATACAGATTATATAAAGGGTATGTAATGATAAAAGTTTACGGAGATATAATGCTCGATCGTTGGATTATGGGTAATGCAGGACGTATAAGTCCTGAAGCACCTGTTCCAATTCTACTTGAACAAGGACAAGACTTTAGCGTTGGCGGTGCAGGAAATATGGCTCTTAATCTTCAATCTATAAATGGACAAGTAGCATTGTATGGTAGCATAGGCAACGACTCAGAAGGTAGACATCTAAGTTTATTACTAAAAGATTCAGATATTAATTTACATTACGCAACCGATCATGAAGTCACTACAACAAAAACTAGATTAGTAGGTCAAGGTGGACAACACATTATCAGATGGGATAGAGAAGAACAATATATAGGTAAAGATGCTTTTCAAAAACTTCTTGCTAATGTTATTGTCAAAGATTGTGTAGTGATAAGTGACTATGCAAAAGGAACTGTAACAAAGGAAACTGTCAAAGAACTTGTAAGAAGAAACTGTACAGTCTTTGTTGACCCTAAACAGGCACCAGAATTTTATCAAGATGCATTTTTGGTAAAACCTAATATGTCAGAGTACATTGAATGGTTTGGTGAATTTAATTTTAATAATGCAAAAGAAGCAATGAAAAAATATGGCTGGAGTTGGTTAGTGATTACTGACGGAGCAAAAGGCATACATGTAATTAATTCTGCAGGTGAATACAAGCAATATTTAGAGTCAGTGAAAGAAGTAGCTGATGTAACAGGTGCTGGAGATACTGTACTTGCTATAATTGTTTATGGTCATGAGCAAGGAATGAATATTTTTGATGCATGTGAATTAGCATGTTATGGGGCGGCAAGAAATGTAGAAAAAAGAGGGGTTGCTGTAATTACAAAACAAGAGTTGCATGGTAAGATTGTATGGACAAATGGGGTCTTCGATATACTACATATTGGCCATTTAAAGCTACTTAGACACGCACACAGCTTGGGAGATAGGCTTGTGGTGGGCATTAATAGCGATGCAAGTGTTAAGCGTATAAAAGGCGATTTAAGACCCATCAACAATCAAGAAACACGTAAGCAACTACTATTAGAGCTAGGTTTTGTTGACAAAGTGGTTATTTTTGATGAGGATACTCCTATAGATATCATAGAAGAAATCAAACCAGATGTGATTGTAAAAGGCGGAGATTACACTGTTGAAACTACAGTAGGTAGTCATTTAGCAGATGTAGTTATCTTTCCAACTGTAGATGGACATAGTACAACTAGTATTATTAAAAAGATTGACAACGATAATAAATGATAGTACAATTAATAAAGAGGATTAAATGAAAATATTAGTTACAGGACATAAAGGCTTCATTGGTAGTTATATTGCTAATTACCTACAGACCAAAGATCACGAAGTTGAAGGATTTGAATGGGTAGAAAATGTTGTACCTAATGTAGAAGGTTATGACTGGGTAGTACATTGCGGTGCTATTTCAGATACTACAGAAAGAGATGTTGCTAAAGTTTGGGCACATAATTATGAATTTACACTAAGGCTAATGCAGGTTTGTGAACATTACAATACTAATATTCAGCTAGTAAGTACTTCTGCTGTTTACGGTAACAACACAAAATTCAATGAAGAAGACCCTGTATATCCTCAGACTCCTTATGCATGGAGCAAGTACTTGATTGATAAATTCTTAAACGACAATGGATACGAAAACTTCGGAATGCTTGTACAAAATTTTAGATATTTTAATGTGTACGGACCAGGTGAAGGACATAAAGGCGATCAAATGAGTCTAATAAGTAAGTTTCAAAAACAAGCCGCTAACGATGGAGTAATAAAATTATTCGAAGGAAGTGACAAATATTTAAGAGATTGCGTAAGTGTTCATGATGTTGCTGTAGTGCATGAAAAAATGATGCATGAAACTGATGCAAAAGGATTATATAACTTAGGCACAGGTAAAGCAATAAATGTAGAAGATACTGCAAAACTTATTGCAAAAAAATATAAAGCTAAGATTGAATATATTCCTATGCCCGATAATTTAAAAGGACAGTACCAGGAATATACCTGTGCAGATAATGCTAAACTACATAATACTATAGCAATGAGACATTGGCATACAATAGAGGAATATTTAGATGGAACCAACTAGACTAGAAGGTAAAATAGAAAAAGGCTGGGGTTATGAATTAATCTGGGCAAGTAATGATATGTACTGTGGTAAAATAATGGTTTTTGAAAAAGTAGGATCAAAGTTTAGTATGCATTTTCACAAAGAAAAAGACGAGTCATGGTTTGTAAATAACGGAAGATTCCTATTGAATTATATCGATACAACTACAGCTGAATATAAATCAATGGAACTAACTGAAGGTATGACTTGGCGTAATCCGCCATTATTGCCTCATCAATTAGTATGTATGGAACCTGGAAGTAGTATTACAGAAGTAAGTACGCCTGATAGTGTAGAAGATAATTATCGAATTGCTCCGGGAGATAGCCAAAAACTAAAACCTAAAATGCCTGAAGGTAAAATAGTAGAAGAAACTCCTACTACTGATTAAGCCTGAGCTTCACCCCATTTAATAATAATATTAGCATCTACAGCCGCTCCTGACGTTTTATAAACGTTCAGTGCAAGTACGTCTGGACCATTTGGGAAAGTACCTCTACCACCTAGTGTAGTATTTGTAAGCTCTTTCAATAGTGCTAGATCCAATGTAGATCTTTCTCCTGGCTGTGCAATAAATGAAAATACTGTTTCGCCCGGCTGTGCATATGGAGGCTGTTGGAATTTAAAGTTGAATAAGTCGCCTGATTGAAGCGTTCCGTTGAAACTGTTATTAAAGTTTACTCTATAAAACTCAATACCGCCCGAACTTTGATTACCAAATAGTAACGGTCCTTCAACACTTGAAACATAACTTGATGCTGGCATAGTTACGTCACTTTGATTTGTTGCCGCGCCGCCTGCATCTCCAATGTCAGTACCTGACTTAGCACCTGCCGCGTCCCAAACACTCTTAAGGAAGAATGCAAAACTTGAATTAACTAAGTTACCACCTTTTTGGAATGTTTGCGTTGCAGAGTTACTTGAATTTGAATTTGAATTACTTGAAAAATAAATTAAGTATCTTCCGTAAATACTTTGGTCAACAACCTGTTGAATTGTAGTTCCTGCTGGGAAGTATTCGTTACCACCTCCATCTGCATTAACTTGGTCACCAACTGATAAGTTAGCCGCTTCCCAACTATCTGCTGTAAAATATGCATAACTTCTGTTTGTTCTAAATGACCACCATGGCATCAATTGTGCTGTTGTTGTAACCTGTGGCATAACTGCCGCTGTAGTATATGTAGCTGTATCACCACTGTTCCAGTTAACACTACCACCTGAAGCAACCTGTGCAAAACTTGGTTGTCCTCCTTGTGCTAGTCCTGACAAGCCTGACCAACCAATATCACTTGGGTTAAGTGGATAGTTTTGTGGATTCAATATACCTTCAACAACAATACCGCCTGTAACAATATTAGTGTTGTCTGTTGGATCTACACCATCTGATGTAATCTCAAGTCCTTGCATAAGCAACTGAGCTCTGTTTAGAAGTTCTCTGTCACCTAAGTCTCCAACAATAGCGTTACTTACACTAGGTGCTAGTCTAAGCAAGAATGCTGTTTGTCTAGTGGTACTAATGTTTAGTCCTGTTTCTGTATATGAGAAGATATAACCTCTATCTTCGTCAAACATACCATCTGTAATAAACGCTGAACCCCAGTGTGATATAAGTGGCGTAATTGTGTTACTAATTAAAATAACACCACTTCTCACTGCATGTCCGCTTGCCGCTTGTGCATTATATTGTCTAGTAGCACCAGCTTGGAAGTTTTGTAAAGTAGTTCCTCTTGTACAGTTTGTAAGTCTTTTTAATGTATGATCAATAGTTGTATAACTAATAATTTCGTTATCAATATAAACTGTGCCATTATCTGGAAAGAATTTAGATTCTGTTAATGGAATAAATGTTTGTGTATCATCGATTGCCTCTGACAACATTCCCATTGCGCCTTCGTTTGTAACTTCATAACGTACAGGTAAGTTACCTGAACGCATAAACGCTTCTGTGTTTACGTTTGAGTTACGCATTCTGTGACAGAATACAAAGTTACCGTCGGCACCACGTGCCATCCAGTCAATAAATCCAGCACCATACCAACTATACTGAATACCAATCATCTGCATGTATCTAACATCCATATTGTATCCACTTTGTCCTGTGCCGTCCATTCTATCTAAGTTCCATTCTTCTTGTAAAACTTTTTTATCTGTAATTAAGTTTACTTTACATGAAAGAATAGCATTAACACCTCTAAAGTCTGGTGTTACAGTAATTTGTGTATTTGAATCAACGTTTGCAACAACGTGTGTCATTCCTTTAATAACAATTCTGTCTCCAGATTTTAATTGATCTCTAAATCTTGTATTGTTACCTGTAACTAAGTTACTATCTGGAGTAACTGCCGCTGTTCCTGCAATTTGTTTTGTACTTGTACGCTGTGCCACAGCAATATTAGTTCCGTCAAACTCCCAATAAATTCCGTTTTGATCATCAAAAATACCTGAACGTACTGTTGCACCGTGCCAGCCAACAACTGTCATTTGTGCTGAAAATCCTAATGTCGCTGTTTGTGAACCTAGTCTACGTGTTGATAAACATTTTAATGTTCTTTC